CTAACGAGTTCTTTGAGGACTGCCTCATTAGAGAGTTGCGCCCAACGATTACAGGCCTCGCCCTAGCTGTAGGCCTTCCCGGTCCAACCACACTCCTTCGCTTGGGTCAACGTATACCCGAGCTGCGTTATAGCCTCAGCCGCTGTATCACGGCAATCGCTCACGAATACGAGCAGATGATCGGGTCAGGAACAGCGACCGGCCCAATGTTCATGCTTAAGAACTTACCGGACTTCGACCCGGAAGAAGCAGATGGCGAACCAGCTGTACTATTCTTTAATGACCGCAAAGAGATCACGCTGACTACCGATATTGCAGGTAGGGCCGTGGCAGGGGAAGAGTTCGAAGACGCTGATCCACTTGACGTATACCTTTCCGTCATCAAGAAACCTATCCGTAACAAAGCCAGCAACAAACCATTGCTCGAATCCAAACATAGTCACCCTGCCCGGCCAAGTATGTTCCGAATTATTGAGCAGGCTGAGAAGGAGGTTGCTGAACAATGAGTGCCTTCGAGATTGATTGGGCTGCCCCCGACTACACAGAAGTGTACGCGATGCGAACTGAAGCACTTGCGCGCCTTCGAGAGAATCCAAGAGCCCTAGAACACCTGAAGGCCCACTACGCTGAGAACTGGGTAGACTTCATTAATGACTGGGGCATGACGTATGACCCTCGGAAGCAGGGACAGAAGTATTCTCCCTTCATGCTGTTTCCGAAACAAGAAGATTATGTCGAGTGGGTACAAGACCTGTACCTTACTGGCCGACGAGGACTTGCCGAAAAGTCTCGTGAGGTTGGTTTTACTTGGCTCTGTGTTGCTTGCGCGGCCTGCATTTGGCTGTATTCACCCCACGCCGTTGTCGGCTTTGGCTCTCGTAAAAAGGAACTCGTGGATAATGGAGATGCTGATCCTGACTCCATCTTTTGGAAGATAAGATCATTCATTGACCATCTTCCAGCCGAGTTCTTGCCTGCAAATCATACGCAAGGCCGTAAGCTAATGTCGGTTCCTAATCCTGCAAACAAGTCTGTGATAAAGGGCGAGATTGGGGATGAGATTGGTCGAGGTGGTCGCGCAGGCATTTATTTCGTAGACGAGTTTGCTCACTTGGAACACCCAGACATGGCGGAGTCAGCGCTCAGTGCTAACACGGACTGTCGCATATATGTCTCCACGGTTAACGGCCCAGGCAACCTCTTTTACCGTCTTCGTCACTTCCTTCCTAACGACCAGATTTTCATCTTCGATTGGAAGGATGACCCACGAAAGCGTCTGAATCCTAAACACCCTCCTGAGATGGAGCCCTGGTACGTTAAGCAGAAGCGGGAACTGCTACCAACTACGCTGGCTAGTCAGGTCAACCGGAACTATCATGCCTCTGTTGCCAACACCTTCATTGACGCAGACGCGTTGAAAGAGGCTATCGGTCGGAAGGTAGACACTATCCAACAGGCATATGACGTGCCGTGGTCTATCGGGATTGATGCAGCGGGCCAAGGTAACGACGAGATTGTTATCTGGGCCAGGAAAGGGCGAATAAGTGTGGCTCCCAAAACATTTGAAAAGATGGACGGTGTGCAGCTTGCTGGGGTAGTTGAGCGTATATGCACAGACCTCCTGCCAACTGGGGCTATAAGAATCATAGCAATAGAACGTGATGGGCCTGGCGGCTCCGCCGCAGATCAACTAATGTATGGCCCTTTTTCAAGTATCCTAGTTGCTCTACATACTGGTGCGAAGCTTAAGGACGGAAAGAACTTCAACGTCCGTGCTTGGCTACATCAACAAGCGTATGACTATATCAAAGACACCGAATGCGCCCTGCCTGACGATCACATCTTTGAGAGTCAAGCAACAGCTATACAAGCAAGTTACAAAGGTGGACTTCTGCTGATCGAGTCGAAAGACGATTATCGTGCTCGATTCGCAACAGGACGCTCAAGACAAGACAAAGCCGCTTCGAAATCTCCAGACCGTTGGGACGCTTTCATGCTCTCGTTTGCACAAACACGAGCTGCACCTGTTAAAGCTATCTCACACGATGAAGAGTTCTTCGGGCGAAGAGGATCATCACCCAGTTGGAAGCCTAAAGACAGGATGATGGGCTACTAGCAATACGTTTGGCACCATGCCAAAAGGCAATACAATGACTATAGCGAAACTCAACTCAGACGAAAGAGAAGAACTTGCCAGGCAGCTGTGTGAGGAGCGAGATAATGCTGTCAAGAAACGCAAGCAAAAAGGACTGGATACAATCTGGGGCAACGCACGGGCTCGGTACGAAGGTAAAGAACCTACGGACGGAAACCAGGGTGGGTTTGAAAAGCCTGAAACCTTAGATGGGCCTATGCAAGCAGCACAGACAACCACTCCGCAACCAGGCAAAGGATCAACCGTGGTGCTCAACATCACACGCCCCTATGTCAACGCGGGCACAGCAATGGTTGCGGATATTCTTCTCCAGTCTGGCAAGCTGCCTTTCTCTCTCCGGTCTACTCCGATCAGTGATGCTCAAACGCTCATGCGAGCTATTGTCGAATATCCTGAAGTTATACCGTTGTTAGAATCTACTGCACCGAAGCTAGCTCAACGTATGGGCATAGAAGAAGATGTGGAGAACGGCCCAGCAGCCAAGGCTCTAGAACTTATCAAGGACTGGTTGAAAGAGGCTAACTGGGATGCTGCAGTCCGTGAACAAATCATGGAAGCTGGAAAAGTCGGCACAGGCGTCATCAAAGGCCCGTTCCCTCGGATGCGCCAAACGAACGCCGAACTGGAAGCTTTCCTCGAAGCTCTGCCTACTGCGTTTGAAGACCCAAACAAAGGGAAAATGGTACAGCAGAAGCTGGCAGCACAACTAAGGTATGTACCGTCTACTGAGGTTGTGAAGGTCGAGAACTGCTATCCTGATCCTGACTGTGGCCCAGACATCCAGAACGGTCGGTTCTTCTTCGAGCATGTGCCCGAGACAACTCGTCGGCAACTGACAGAATACAAAAATGATCCTTCCTATGACGCTGCCCAGATTGATCTGTGCTTGGAAGAAGGACCACAGGTTGTAGGCAAGTCCAAGAAGAAAGCTGAGAAAGGTCCACACGAGCTGTGGATTCGTACTGGCGTCTTGGTCTATAAGCACCAGGAAGGCAAAGAAGAGCTAGGCTTTCAAGTCACCGTATTGTGCAACAAGCGGATTATCAAGAGTGAAGTCTATTGGCTGGAGTCTCAAAAGTTTCCATATTGGATGCTGGCTTGGCTGCCGCGTGATGGATGCTGGTCAGGTATAGGTATCAGCGAGCAAGCAGAGACCCCACAGCGAGGCGTAACTGCCGCAGTCAGAGCACTCATGGACAATATGGGCTACTCTGTTGGTCCGCAGATCCTGGAAATGGAAGGTTTGATTGAACCGACTGATGGGAACTGGGACCTCTACCCGTACAAGCGGTGGAAAGTCAAGAGTCCTTTGCCTGGTGTCGATGCTGTGGCAGAAGCAAAGAATGCTCTGACGTTCTTGGAGTTCCAAAACTACCTGAACGAGATCATGCCGGTCATTAACTTCTGGCTCAAGATGACTGAGGACACTACCGGACTGTCCCTCCTGCTACAGGGCAAGGCCGTAACCGAGGCTGTAGGGATTTCCCAGCAGCTCATGAACAACGCAACGACTGTCCTACGTCAAGTAGTCAAGGAATGGGACAACGGAACCTGCACACCGCAGATCACCGCGTTCTATGAGTGGGCCCAGGAGTATGGACCTCCCGAAGTTCAGGGTGATGCAGTGATCGAGCCGCTCGGTTCGTCCTCCCTCATCATACGGGAACTGCAACAACAAGCCTTGCTCCAGATCGGGGACAAAGCAGTCCAGCCCATATACGGCCTGTCGCCATCGAAGTGGATGAAACTCTACCTCGAAGGCTTCCAGATGAACTTTGAACAGCTTGCAATGACCGACAAAGAACGCGAACAGTTGGAAGCAGCTGAGAAGGAGCCTGATGTTAAGCTCCAGGTAGCGCAGATTGAAGCCGCTGCCGATGTAAGAATTGCTGAAATGAAGCGTGAGTCCGAAGATATGCGTACAGCTTTGAAAGCTATGCAGGACGACTTCACAAATCAGCAGAGCGAACGGGCGCAACAGCTGGACGATCTACTAAAAGCCGTACAGCTTGTGCAAAGCACGCGGCAAGGTGAGCAGGCCTTACCTGCAGACCAGTCTGTTGCGCCCGCCTTACCATCTCCAGCACAGCCTATAGGAGGACAACCTTCTCCTGAAGAGGTCGGGGCTGCGCTGGAGGTCCTTGAAGGAGGGCAAGCTGGATGAGTGAAACGATCTCACTACCGCCGACCACTCTGAAAGATGCGTTTATCTACGCTCCTATGGAGGGGAAGTATATTGACCCAATAAAGCTTTTGCAATACTTGGAAGGATATGCTATTATCTTATCAGAGCAGACAGCCAAACCCGGTCTGGATGCTGTCAAGACAGAGTTAGCTAGAGGACAACGGCTAACCTGCTTGGCGCTAAGGAAACAAATTGAAGAGGAACTGAACAATGCCCCCGATTGACGCAGAAGGTAACGAAATTGACACAGGAATTCTCGACTCCACCCTGTTAAACCCAGGTGAGGGCGATCTCCCTCCTGGTGGAGAAGGTGGTGACGATGATCTGCCCCCAATGTTTATTGGAGACTTCGACGAAGAAGCTGCACTGGGTATCCTAACAGGTGCTCGTGACATGCCAGACAACTTGAACGCTATGGAGTCTCGCTTCCAGGGCAACCTGAGCGAATTGAACGAGCGTTTTACTACCTATGAAAAAGGTCTACCGACTCAATCGTCTTTCGACCTTGACAAGCTTCATAAAGGACTTGAAGCCTACGACCCGAAACTTGCAGAAGTTCTCGGGCCATTATTGCAGGACGCATTTCAGACTTCACCGCTGGATGAAACCACACTCCGCCCGCACATTGATCCTATCAGGACCGAGATGCAGGAGTGGATGGGTCAACAGTTAGTGTTGTCAGCTTATTCTCCCGAAGTGATCGCAGATATAGTTCCACCTGTGAAAGATGGGAGATTCGAGCCTTCAGGTCAAAGGCACGAAGACTTTATGGGCTGGTACTCCAAGCAGGGTTATCAGACTCAACAATCTCTTTTGACGTTCGGTGCGCCTTATGTGCAAGCCTTGCGCTCTTTCGAGAAGTGGGAGTCAAAACTGA